GTACAAACTCTTAACCTAAAAGAATTAAGTCGTGAGGAACAACAAAGATTAGGCCTTAAAATATCGAGAGATGCCGAAGATTTAAGACAGATGAAAGCAAGAGTCCCTATCTTAGAAGCAGATAACGAAGCATTAATTGCATCTAACCAAAGATATACTCAAAGTATTAGCGATAAAAGAATGCAAATACAACATTTACAAACAGCAGAAGCAAATCAAGGCGCAGCAGCCGGTCTTAATATATTTACAATTGAAATGCTTGAACAAGCAATAGAAGAAGAAACACAAGCACTAGCAGAAAACAGTATGGAATTGATGAGAAATGAAAGAGAAATAAAGGCCGTAGTAAGAGCAGAAATGAGCCTAGAAGCACAAAAAAGAAAATTAGCAGGTGGAGAAACTGCCCGTAAAGCAAGAATGAAAGCAGAAGGTAGGGCAGAAATGGACCTTATGAGTGCTAGAGTAGCGGCACAAACAAGGTTTGCTATGGGTATAGCGGCAACGGGTTCTGCTATGATGTTATTTTCTAGGAATCAAACTATGATGAGAGCAGGTATGATTCTAAATACTGTTGCTATATTAGCACAGGTACAAGCAACTATGTTAAAAACTACTACTGATAAGGCCGGTAATGCAGTTACAACACACGCATTATTATTAGGTAAATACGAAGCAGCAAAAGAGGGATTTATTACTTTGTTAAAAAATGCACACGCAAGGGCCAATATGGGTATTGCTGCATCTGCATCTGCGGCTGCTGCTGCATTAAGAGCGCAAGGTGCTGCGGCTGCTGCATCATTAGGTCCTTATGCTGCACTTGCTGTCGCTGCTATGGTCGTAGCAACTATTTTTGGTAAAGTTTTTAGTGCGGGTAAAGAGGTAGCAAAACAAACTAATGAATTAGATTTAAGTTTATACACAGCATCTAGTGATGAAGTTATAGATGCCCTAAAAACAGAAAATAGAACTTTAGAAGAACAAAAAATACACTTAGAAGAATTAATGGAAGAAAGAAATAAATTAGCAGAAAGTACTAATACTTTAGATAAACAAAGACTAGAGTTTTTGGATAGAGAAATTAGTAAAAACTTAACCTTATTAGATATTACAGCACTAAGGGCAGCACAAGATGAAGATTTCTTGAAAGATGCAAAAAAATATTTAGATTTTGCTACAGAAGTCCAAGCCGAAGATGATGCTAGAGAGGCAAGAGGATTTATTGGTATGAACTCAAATACAAACGCAGGTAGACAAAGTGCAGATGCAGTAAATGCTATGAAACTATATCAAAGTGAAAGAAGTAGATTTATGAAACAATTTAAAGAAGATAACGAGGTACTATTCCGTGAAGGTGGGTTATTTGCAGGTATAACCGAGTTTGACGAATTAATGTCTTTAATAGAAAGTAGAACAGCCGGTTTAGATTCGTTTTTAACAAACTCTGAACAGGCTAATTTAGGTGTAATAGTAGACGGTTATAAAGAGGCATCCGAAGCACTACATGAGTTTAGTAATGCTAGGGAAGAATTATTTTACGGTTTTTCATCGGAAAACCTAACAGGTAATCTAGTTAAACAAGTAGTACAACAGGGGGTGGAAACCCTTATAACTACCACAGAAGTAATTATGACTAATACATTCAATGGTATGACTACCGCAGAAGCAGCGAATCAAATCTTAGATGAAATAGAAAGGGGTGCAGGTTTGAGAGGAATGAATCTTTCTTCTTAGGTGATTTTATGGTAAGACGAGTTACTTCTAATTACGGTGTGTGGTTAGCCGGTTATTACGATGATTTTAATAGTGCTAGGGCTATACCCGATGACGTAAATGCGCCAAGTAGCACAAACGAATATAGTATAATTAAAAGCCATTATGGTAATCCTATGAATGGGGAAGCCACACTAAATCCTAGATATAGATTTAGTATAGCAGATAGAAATAACATGGGTTCTAATCATGTACAAAATGTAGATAACGCAAACAGATACCTTAGTAATGATGGTATCTTTGAGTGGTTGTCTTACGATGAATCAAGACAAAAAGCCGAAAAGTGGGAAGGTCGAGCGCAACTACAATATCCCGATGGACACGTTGCTAATAGATATAAGTTTAACACAGTTTCTAGCGAAAATTATTTATTATTTTCTAACGGATATGATAGTTTAGGAGAATATTACGTTAGTACGGGAGATAACGATTCTACATTTGGTAGAAGCAGCATGAAGTCTTTTACTACAAGTAATTATGATAATAAAATAGCGGGTGAAATAGACGCTATTGGTAATTTTGTACAAAGAGCGCATTTAATAGGTTGTTGGGTGGGAGAACAAATAGATTTTGATAATACAGACCCTACCCCTAGTAAACTTTTTGGTACTGTTGTATCTCCATCGGGACAACCTTTTTTGGCTATACAGACATACCGTTCTGCGTACAATAGTAGCGTTAATACACCAACATTAATTTACAAGGGTTCTTTAAATAGTAGATTAGATGGAGATACTTTTACCACAAGAGTAGCGGCTAGGTCATTTAACGGGGCTACTACTAATGATGGTAAAATAGATTTAAACTTAAGATTTCAAATTGGTTTTGAAAGTACTGATTTTCCTACTACAAATATTTCTGCGGGTTATAGTAATACTGCTGCAATAGACAAAGTAATAGATTTAGCAAACGCAGGTACTATACAATATAACGCTTTAGGGTTTGAGACAGATTATGTTAATGATGATACTTGGGTAGATATTGACTTTGTTATGGATTATACAGCACAGACTTTTGATGTATATATTAACGGTTATAAAAAAGTTAGTGCGGAAGCATTCGATGAAACTAGAACAGCAGATAATATGTATGGTTTCCAATTAACGCTAGAGCCAAAGTCCGGTAGCAGTACTACTACTACTCTTATGGTTGATAGAGTAGGTTTAGTTAGATGCCTTACTGATGCTATGGACTACGCTAGTTATGACGCACCTGTAGACGCATTGACTATAACACAACCTGTTAATGGTATATCACAAGCAACTTTAAAAATAATAGATGATGCACAATTAGAATCCGGTGGCCCTACTAATTTAAATAGAGGTATGAGAAAACAAGATTATTTATTAAATCTAAAAGATATATTTACTGCTGAAACTCCGGTAGATTGGTCTTTATTAGTTTTTGCTAATCAAACACCTAGAATAGACAGACCTGTTTGGAAGGGTATAGTTAGTAAATTGACTATAGAACAAAAACACGATAAAAGAATGCTTACATTTTTAGCCGAAGATAATTTAGGTTTATTAGATAGACAAATACCATTATGGGAAGTAGGACAAAAGGGTCTTAATGAAGATGAATCAGTCACAGATTATTGGTTATATGATGCACAAGGGTTTAGAAATATAATGCAGTTAGGTACTTTACCCCTAAAACTATTTAATAATAATTTAGGTTTTGATGTTGATGATTCTTACTTAGATGCAAATGATTCAAGAATGCAATTAGGTTCGGGACACCCTATACAAATGTATAATAATGAAAATGAAGTTTTTGGTCCTAATGATTTAGAGGACCAATACGAAGGATTTTTTGTAGAAGGGTTTTATCAAGATACATCTAGCAGAACAGTATTACCTATGCCTACGGGGCATGGTTTAGAAACAGGAGATACAGTAACTCTTAAAAACTCAACTTATAGTACTACTAATGGTAGTTATTCGATAGTAGCCTACGGTACTAATCATATTACTTTTAGTGCTGCTGATGTACCTTATACTAATGGTAAAGGAATAGGCAATATAGTTTATGCCGGTAAATATACTGGTATGAGTACTGGGCCGATAATACCTAGTACTGGTTCACTAAACATAAGAAATTGGCAAAGGAATGTAGCAGGTAACTTTCCAACTTCCTTAGATACTATATCAGATGTAGTTACATTCTTTTTTGATTCAGACCCCGCATTATCAATAGGGGATAAGTTTTACGTTAATAATATTTCTAATAACGCATCAGCAGAAACAACATATACAGGTTCTCACAAAGTAACCGAAATTAAAAAAATACTAAATTATTTTTCTACATTTGATTTTACCGATACTACAACTTGGTATTTATGGTGTGTTAGTACTACAACACGTTATGATTCTGTTGAGTTTGGTACATACACTTCTAACACAGGATTAAAAGTTGCTGCTACTACCGCTAAATCTTGGAGTAAAGATAAAGCAACAGTAGCAACCACAACAAGTGATTTTGATAAAGTTAAGACAAAAGTACTACACAGTAGATGGATGAAAGATTTGCCTAATTCTCTTTGGTTTCAATATCATTACGGCCAAATAAAATATGATGCAATAGGTAGTTGTGCTATACAGGCTAATGTTGCTATTAATGCTACCACAGTTCAAATAACTTCTGCTCTTTATTCTACCTTAAGTAATTATAAAAGTGGTGTAGCAGAAATAAAAGATTCAATTACTAATAATATAACTAAGTTTATTTATCAAGGTATTCAATCTAGTGGTGGTAATTATTATCTTGTAGGATGTAAATATATAAGTCAAGCCTTTAATTATCTTAATCCTGCGGCCTTTGGTTCACATCTTTGGTCTTATGTAAACATACTTGATATATCAAACGATTATAAACATCTTTGGTTGCTTTGGGCTGATATGAGAAATAATGGAAAGGCAGATGCAGACGGTAGTTTTAGAAAAAAGGAGTTTGGTTTACAATTTCCTGTATCTAAAAACTATCAAACATCTTTGTATTATGTAGACCAAAAAGACGAGGATGGAAATATTGATAAGTTTGCTGAATTGAAAATAAATGAAGATATAGATATATGGAATGTAGATGCTACAAACGAACCTGTTAGTGGGGCTGCGTTTTCTAAGACACCCGATTATTCTTTAGGAGAAGAAGTATCAAGTTTTACTTATGGTGCAAATCAATTAGTAATAGAAGGTCTTACAGAATCAAGATACACAGTAGGTTCTTATGCTACCGTATATAATAGCCTACATTATGACGGTACTTATGAAATAGCATCTATTAGTGGTACAAGCAATATTACCTTAAAAGGTGTTACCGCAGGTACAAATACTAACGCAGCAGTAGGTAATATTATGGTAGCCCCCGCAGCAGCCTCAGAAACGGATTTACTTATTTATCACGATTGGGAAGATAAAGCAGGTGCATTTTTAGTAATAGATTCTGCTAAGTTTTTCAATCTAAATACGTTGGCTAATAACGGTAAAAGTGGACAACACGTTGGTGGAAACACAGACTTAAATGATTACACAGCGACAGTAGAAGGATTTCCTGCTTTAATAGATAATTACTACGCAGAAGCAATTTCTTCTTACAAAACTACAGCAACCCCTATTTCCCCTCATCCCAATCAAAGAAGGTTGTTATCTGATGCTACTTTAGCAGATGAAGGGTTAATAGTTGGAGATATAGGTTTACCTGTAGAAGATACATCTAATTTTGAAACTACAGGTTCGGGAATAATAGTTTGTGATTTAGCAAGTAGTGATGATACACAAGAGTTTTACTTTTCGTGGAAAGAAAAATTAGATACTGCGGTAGAAGTAAATAGTATTACTTCTGCATCTTTACAAGTAAGTGGTACTTATAATGGTTATTGGGCTATTACTAAAAGTGGTGAAACTTTTATTGATAAAGGCGTTAAAAAAGGTATGTTAATAAAAAATACTACAACAGGCAATAGATATTATATTTATGCCGTAACTCAAACTGTACTTTACTGTACAGACGGAAACACAGTATCTTGGACTGCGGGTGATAATTTCACTATTCCTGTACAATTAGCAAATGTATTTTTACAAACTGTTGATACTATTACAGCAAGTATAGAAGATAGCCCTACTGCTGTAGAAACAGAATTATTAAAAAACTATAATGAGGCATTAGGTGGAGAATCATTATCTCCGTTAGGTGATAACCTAAGTTTATTAGGAATAAGATTAGGTTCTAATGTAGAAATTACGGGTGATACTAAAGATGCAGATTCTATAACTGTTAGTAGTACAGTAAGCAGTCAGTTTATGCTTAGATTACTTATGCACATAGACGGCGGAATTAAAAGTCAAAATAGCGGTAGTTTTTACGATAGTGATAAGTTTAGGTTATTATGGTCTGCTGCTCTTATGAAAACTTGGCTTCCTAAAACAAGATTAAGTTGTACCTTTGACATAAATAATATACCTATAACTTCTAATATGACTACTGATGGTACTACTACTAACAACGATTCATACGGAAGTACCGTAGATAGCCGTACTAAGACGATTCTAAGCACGGTAGAGGCTATAAGGGGTAAGAGTGGCTTCGGCGATACTAACGGGCTTAAAACAACCTTTTCTTACTTAATGGGTAAAGACGGTAGAATAGAATATAGACCCAAATATAATAGTGGTTTATCTTTCACAAGAGAAAATCTAAAAGTATCTACTTTGAAAACTGATGTTGCAGGTCAAATTACCAATGTTAGAGTTTATTATATGAAAGGTAAATCCTTTGTAGATTATCCCGCTACAAATCTAACAGATACTACTAGGTGGAAAGTTTTAGAATACCCCAACATAACATCTAATATAGAAGCCGAGTTTGTAGCAAAACAAGAATACAATAAAAACCAAAACACTAAACTTAGTATTTCAGCAAAGCCTATTTTAGAAAGTAATTTAAATAATCAAATGATTGAAAGTGGTAGACATGGGTATATTTCCGACCCACAAATCGCTTTACAAGGATATGGAGATTATGATGCTAGTAATACTAATAAAGGTAATTCTTGGACTAGATTAGGTACAGGTGGTGTTTTGTTTTCCGGTATGACTAACGGGCTAGACGGAAATATGAAAAATACTACAGATATACACAATAGATATGGTAATTCTGCTTTTACTCATACTGCTAGTGATGTGGCTTGGGATGATAACTACTATTGGTACGGCTCTAAATCAATTAGTTATGCTTTACAGGTTGTTCATGTACCTAATTTTACGCCAAAAGTAAGTAATACTAGCGGAGAATCACTAAGAGTATTTGTAGCACTAACTGACACATCTGTATCTTCAACAATAGACGATTGCGAGTTTAGAATACATCTTTGTGATTATAGTTTTGGTAATGATACAGATAAAGACCCTACTTTAGAAGCCACCACATATAAAAATGTAAAACGTAGTGGTTTTTATGAAATAGATATACCTAGTACTTATGGTGCAGTAGCAAACGCAAAAATAGTAGTTAGTTTTAACGCAGAATATTGTAGGGCTTTACTACGTCATAGATGTGGCGACCCTACCGAAGTTGGTAGTGGGGCAACAGCAGGACAATTAGTAGTACTTAAAAATGCAAACGCAGTAGAAGGTATAAGTACAGGCTTTATGAAAACAGGAAATACAAACAGTATTTTCCCTCTAGGTGGTAGAGAGTATTCAGAAATGTATGGTGGTTTTACCGTAGAAAGAAATGAATGGTACGCACCTAGAATAAATATTGTCAATGATTTATCTTACACACCTGCTACTTTTGTGACATATACTGATGCAGGTTTAGGTCTTAATACACCTACAAGTATGACAATAACAAAACTTACTTGGAGTGTAAAGGCAGGGCGAAAAGAACAAATAGACTTATTGTTAGAAAGAGATGAGTCTTTAAGTAGTGATGGTGTGTTAAGTTATTTATTTCCAAATAAAGGTAAAAGTAGACAAGTAGCAGGTAATGATGGTGATTCTGATTCTACAGTAGTAGTTTTTCCTATGATGGGTAGGCCCACCCAACCTAGACCACAAAGCGAAGAAATATCTCAAAGTTCTCAATTTCCTCAAGGTGGTGCTAATGCGGGAAGTATGGGTTCTTCTAATAGTTTAGGTATAACAAATACTCTTTCTGTAAACGATATGTCAAGCGTAACTTATGGTACATTAAAAGGTAGAATGAATCTACTAAATGATAATCTTAGTCATAATTCTAAGTTTAGTATTTTGGGACAACAAAAACCACCAATAGTACCAACAACACTTAAAAGTATAGAGGGTATGGATGTAAGCATACAGACAGCAAGTGGTAATGCTTCTATAACTTCCGATGGATATATATTAGCAGGTAAAGGTAGAGTAGATTTACTGAACGAAACTGCTACAACTACTACTTTTGAATCTACTTTAGAAACCGAGTTTGTTATACCATTAGATGTAATAGATAAAAGTATTTTAATTGAGGCAAAAATAACTCATGCACAAGGCTCTATTAATAATACTAGAGCAGTACTTTACACTACTGCTTCAATAGTAGGAACATCAGATACTATCTCTAACACCGTCTTTATAACAAGTAATACAGAAGATAAAAATGTAGAGTTAATCCCTCAATCTATATTATCAAACTTAAAGGCAGGTAATAAAATTAAGGTAAGTGTAGTTAGAAAGGCGGCAACAGGACAAGACAATTCAGATAGAAACAGCGTATTACTAAAAAATCTTAACGTAAAACTAAATAGGGCTACTGCACCTGTAAGTGGCTCATCTAATAAGTTTAGTATTCAGTAAGGTTCTCGTAATCCTAAAATGCTTTGTGCTTTTAATCTACCTAGACCCTTAATTTCCATAATAGATTTCTGCGTAGTCCTACTCCTTAGTATTTTAGGTATGCTACCAAACTCTTTTAGTAAATCTTCTGCATTCTGTACAGAAATACCTTTAAGGGAACACAAAGCCGCTACTCTTGGGTCTAAATTACTCATTTCAGCCGCACTTCTTGTTTCTTTTTCCATAACATTAAGTCCTGTTGCCTCTTTGACTTGTGTTTGTGTATGATTTATAACCAACCATTCGACAAAATCATCCATAGTAGTCAATTCCATATACTTAATTTTAGGAAATCTTTGGTAAAATGTCATTTTAAATTGTTGATTTACTTTTTTCATCCTAGACATTTCTATGGCTATCTGTTTTGCTGACGGCCTACCACCATGAACATATGGTTTTAGTTTAGTACCATAGACTACTAGCATAGGATTATCGAAATCTTCTTGTAATTCTCTTAGTTGATGTACAATAGTCCTACCGTTTCTACCTAGACCTAAGATACTACGGTACAAATCATTTATTTCTTTTGCCTCAATTCCCCAAGAGCCTATTCTATAATCAGAAGAAGCCATCCGTAAAACTTGGGCGTTTTCTTCTCCCAATCTCATTAACAACTTATTAATTACTTTGGGGTTTTCTCGGTCATCTATCAGAAGCACAATCGGTACAGTATTATTACTCTATTTAAGAGGATTGTTTTTCCATACTACAATTCATACATACAGGTGGCATATTTTTAGGGTAAAGGAAACCTAATCTGCTTTTACAGAAATTACATTCTTCATTTACTACTTCAAAAAATACTCTTGAGTGTTTGGGTGTTCGCATCATATTATTTTCTCCTTGTACCGTCATCTCTCCAACAAGACGCTTCGCATAATCCTCTTGTTTGTAACCATGAACATGAGGGTGTTCTCTCGTAGTTAAGTAGACTTCTAACGTGTTTTCTACTTGTGTACTCATTAAAGTCTCTCCACCCTAATGTTGATATAAAATCTATAATTTCTTCGGTAATATCATTTTTTTGTTTTACCGTTAATGTACTAGGGTGTGCAAACCACCTAAGATTTTCATACAGATGTTGAGCCAACGCTATTCTTACCTCATGTCTAGGATTCTCATGTCTCATAGCATTATCTATACATGGTGGTATCGGTATCTGACTAGCAGAAGTTATATTTCCGTTAAAACTACCCGTGATAGGTAGGTATTCTACTTGTAAAGGATTATTAGCAATCCATTTTATGATACTAAAGTTTGATTTATTTTCTTTTCCCTTAAAAGGGTCATTGATTCTAAGAGAGGGACTAGGTCTTTCGGGTATCTTGTAGCCCAAAGGGTCTGCTTTAAAAGCATCTAAGTCCACATTAACGGCCCACTTCTTTCTAGTAGTATTGTATGTATCGGGTATGCGTGTAAGTTTAAGGGGATGACCTACACCATCTAGTGTTTTTAGCCCCTTAGCGACCTCTCTCTCGTACCTATCAACGTGCTTGGCTATGGTAGTACCAATGACATTTTTATCGAACATCTGATGGATATGAAATCCTCTACCTGTAAAGACTAATCTTACATCTCCCTTAAGTCTATTTAGTAAAACTGCTACATCTCTTTTTACATCATCGAGAGTACCACCCTCTACAATATCAAAATCCCACCACGCTCTATCCATGATGACCGTTTCGGGGTCTACTTTCCAAGACATATTGGGGTGTATTTGTTGAAAACTATACAAAGATGTATAACAAGAAGATTTACCATTAATACTTTTAACGTAAATATCATATTCCTCTTGAGATTTACAAATCTTACGCCTAAGACCAATCTCTCTAGGAAAATTAAGCATAAAATCACTCTTCTTTCTTTTGTTTATTACCACATTTACAAGTAATTACGGTAATTTCTTCGGGGTCTGCCCCTTCTTCACCTGTTACTCTCCACATAAGGTCTTGGTCTACCCAAGATTCGCTAGTCCCACAAGCCGCACATACATTAATTCTATTCATTCCATTCACCTAATCCATTATCAACATACCCTGTCATTTCAGACTCACAATTCATGTTAAACTCACACCACAAAGGGCAGAAATAGTCATTCCAATTCATAGGGTACTGTTGGATTACTAGCGAGTCAATAGTGCTACTTAATGATTCCGAGAAAGCATTTATACTTCGCTTGTTTATCTTCTCAAGAATAGCAATTCCACGTTCTGCACCCAACCACAAACTTTTACCTCTCTTGTTTCCTTCCAACAATAATTTATCATTACCATCTTCGGGTATTTCATAATCGGGAGAGATATACATAAAATGTGTTATGGGTTCATCGTACCCTAGTTTACTTAAAAGCCTAGAGTAGTAGACTAATTCCTTCCTAGTCCTCGCTAGTTTACCCATATTCATTTTGCCTGTTTTCAATTCCATGAGAATTAAACCACCATCGGGGTGTCTAATTACACCGTCAATCATACCAACCCAAATAATCTTGTAGCCATTGTATTCTTCTGCTACTTGATGCTTAATTTCCGCTTCTACTATATCGAAACCGCCCATGTCATGTGCTATCTGATGTAATAACATATTGAGACTATCTACCCCAACATCATCAGCCACACCCTCTTCTATGGCTGCACTCATTATTTTATCCGAGCCTTCTAGTAGACCTATCTCCATTACTTTGTGTATTTTGCCACCACGAATGGCGGCCTCACTAGGTGGTGGACTAGGTATATCTGCTATATACCGCCAATAAAATTGTCTAGGACACATCATGTATGTCATCAAAGATGATTTACTTATTCTCAACCATTTCTTTTCCGTAGGTCTGTATGAAGAATCACTAGTCTGCTCTTGTGTCGCTTTCATATAATCACTCTTCTTCTGTTGTGCCGTTATCCCAATCATCAACAGTAGTTTGTGAAGTATCAATAACTAAATCACCACCACACATAGGGCAGATACTTTCTACAGGTAATTGAGACAATAATGGCCTCATAACTTCTTCATCACATTCTGAACAAGACAAAGTATCTGTTTTACCTAAGTCCTGTAATAGTGCGAAGAACATCGTTTGTAGTTTTGCATAATCAAAGGCCACCTGTTCAAAGGCGTGGATTGTGCCTTTAGTTAATTGTTCTTGTTTCTGTTGTAATTCTCTTATATCGCTTGCGTTAGACATTATTTATCTCTCCTTTTCCTACGGTTATATAGTTATCTATAACCACTTCATCCCACTCATACCCTCTAAAGAGTTATGTATAGGTTGAATATCCCATTGGGCTAAATTGTAATAAGGCTCTATTTTATTTAAGATAAATCTTTGTGCAAGAATCTTATTACCTATTTTTGTAACGCCTTCTATTTCAGAAGGGTCATCGAATGCTATGTATTTACCATTTTGATTTATGGTAACTTTAAAAAATGAACCTTTTCTATATCCTTTGCCTAGATATTCGTTAGCCCATGCCGCACCTGCTGATGAGCCGGATAATACCTTGTAGTCGTCTAGGTTTCTTTCTAGTTTACCCTTCATACATAGGTCGGAAGGGTCTACTTTTCCCTTAACAACATCATCAACAAGAGAAGAAATATTTTCAGTAATTTCTTTTTGGTCTGTACCATCTAATATTCCATCAATAACAGTATTCATACACAATTTCATAACGCTAGGCATTCTTGACTGTTTCAATTCGATACCCTTAACATAAGTCTTGGGGTCATGGTAAGAACCATCAGTCCAAGTTACTTTTCCCGCATATCTATTCTTAGCCATAATTAACATACTAGGACACCACTTTTCAAACTCGGTTTCTATCGGAGACATTTCTTCGTTGATTTTTTCTAGTGCCTTAACACCATCTTCGGGGTTATCTATGTTACAGAATATAGAATCTGTATGTCCATAGTAAACCTTGAAGCCTATATCTTCTGCGTGGTACATTAATTCCTCAAGAGTATTCCTTGATGTATATGTAATAGCAGATGCTACTTCGGGATGATAAAACCCATACTTAGAATCACCTGCTACACCATACATAGATGCCACAAGAGACTTACAAGCAAACTGCATTATATCCCATTTGTTTTTCTGCTCTACTGTATCACTCATAAGCATTTTAAGTTTGTTTTCGTTACGAAGATAAGTCATATCATCCATCAATCTACACAACAAACCCTTTTCTTTTACGTTAAACTTACTACCGTTGCCACAATCCTGTCCTTCGGGGTCTAGTGTGTCCCACGATATACCGTACTTGTGTACGTTACTGTGGTACATAGCCTTTATATCTAAGATACCTACGTTTTCATACACACCTACTTCGGGTTCTAAGACGTTAGCCCCATCATAAGGTGTATAAGGAAACTGTGGTTGTGTAGGTATTCTCTTATCAAACTTTTCATCCTTCAATGCTAAACTTGTAAACATCTTAGTGATAAAAGGTGTTGAACGTAGGTCGCATTGTACAACGTGTTGTAACGCAGTATAATAATCTAAAGCATTTACTTTTAAGTCAAGTCTAGGTAGTAACCTTACGTCTTGTCTACAATAATGCACATACAACGGAAGGTCAGAATAATATGTATCGTGTCCATCGGGTAACTCTACTTTCTTTTCCCCTAAAACCTCATTAGCAACATCATCTAATTTGTAAGAAGGTAGTTTACCGTTTTTCAATTCCCATATTTTAGAGAATGCTATCATCAAATCTATACAGTTTCTACCTACAATTGGTTGTTCCCAATCGCCAAACTTATATCTAATTCTTCTCATAGGTGATAAAGTAGCGGGGTTAAGACCGCAAGCCCTACACCTCTCTACTATCGTTCTTATATCAGCCCCTACGACATACCAACCTGTGATAATATCGGGGTCTTGCTTCTTCATGTGTCGCAAGAAATGAATAAGCATATCCCTTTCACTACCAAATCCGAGTGCAGGGGTAGGGTATTCGTAATCACCGTATGTATCAAACCTTTTAGGTTCGCCATCAGCCAAACCTTCTTCTTTAATAGAAGGGCATACAAACCATACATATTCATTTTCGGTAAAATTATCATAAACTACTATCACCCTCATTTGGCTTGTTGCGGGCGACCACTCACAATCAAGATACCAAGTCCTATGTTTATAATTTTCAAAAGGTTCAGCATCTTTTTCTTTTAGCCTATCTATAAGTACACGATTAACATAAGGTACATTTGCTTCCCATGTAGTGCCGTAGTAAGATAGATTCCTCAATTCCGAGTTATGCGAAACAACAATCTTAGTTAAATCTTCCCCATAAAGACCTTTGTAACCATCTTCTTTTCTAACACAATCCTCTACATAAGGGGCATTATCAGTCTCAATAAAACAGTACGGGTAGTGACCTTTGATTGACTCGGTTTTTCTGTTTCCTTGTGCATCTCTATACCTTACCAAGACCTCTCTACCTTTGCCTTGCTCTACTATCATAACTATTCCACCTAGTCTTACGGTTATAATCTTTTAGTTTCATCCAACATTTCTTGTGTAATCTACGAGTACCCCAATCATTGTGTGTCGCCTTTCCGTTTTTACGGGATGTACCGATAGGTACTAGAGGCTTACCACAATGTTCACAATCACTCATTACCTCTACCTCTATTCCTTGTAGGTATGTCGTATTTGTTCAGCCATTGATTGATAGCAGCAGGTGTAATACCAAATTGGTCTGCTATATCAGCCATACTTCTTTCTCTTTCTATGTATTCTTTATTTAGCCATATCTCATCACGGTACAATGGGTCTAATTCTTGCCTAACTTTCATAGAAACAACATAGTTTTCACCATTTTTTCCCTTAAAATTAAAAGAAGAAAGACCTGCCGATTCTGCTTCGGGTGTAGGTATTACTAATTCATGTATAACATAGTATTTTGGATATTCTATGTCTTTTTCGATTGGGTGTCCTTGTACGTTTACGTTCATCATCATATATATTCATCTCCTAGTAGTGCGGATTGGAAAACAAAGTCTCCTTCGCCTAATGTTATTAGTAACTTTACACCTTGATTCCATTTTGTAAAATCGAAAAAGTATAAGTTTATTTTACCGTTAATGTTAGCGAATAGATTATTGAATCCACCTTGATAGGTAGCCATGAAAGGCCATTGAGTACTTCTCCTATCTAACTCATATTCTGTTCTACCTTTTAATTCCTTTCCAACGACCACACTAAGCCCGCTTTCATCTCCCTTAAAAGTGAATGTGTTTAATTTTTGTCCGTTCATTTCATCACATCTAACTGCTTCAAACAAACGTACTGCATCTACCGTTTCCCAAGAACAAGCAGGTTGTAAGATACTACCATCATTCATAGTATATCCTATCTCATTACCTACATTTAGTTTTGCGGCAAATGTTATTGATGTATTAGACCACTCATTTAATGTGGTAGGACTATGTGGGAATGCCAAAGCATTCTCGGAAGCAGTAAGCGTAGTTTGCTTATACTTAGACCTTAGTTTTAACTTATCATTTTCGTAAGTTAAGGTTAAGGCGTTTCCATGATACTTTAATATCCCCAACATAGTCTCTATGTCGCTAACAGGTATTTTGGCCTCTCCTGTAGACGGTATCGAGAAGATACCTACAGATGATACACCATCTTTAGTGAGAGAACAAGTAGACATTCTACCACCTACGGCATTTAACATACAAGCCGAAACTTGTGGTATATTTTTACCGGAAATGGTTTGTCTACGTTGTGTACACTTTAGCAACCATATCAATGATTGTGTATCAACAACAGATTGCATTTTATCACCTCACTCATTTAAGAAAGGTAGTCCTGTCCACTCTACCTTTCCATTTTTCACGGTCAAAATAGTATGCGTTGTACCCACATATTCCATGTTTTTACCTTTCATTTCCTCAATAGTACCTTTAATAGCCCATTCGCCATCGGCTAGGGTTTTATCACCCTTAACACCTGCGGCTACATCAGCCTTTTTCATGTATCTATTTAGGAATATTTGCTGCGAAAACTTACGCATAGTACCTTTATCCCAATCGGGTCTATCACCGACTGTCATTAGTACTTTCTTACCTGTGCCGTCATCCATATACTGCTGTACAGGTTTTAGGTGGAAGGTAAAGAATACCTTAGGTACAGGCAAAGCGTGAATCCTAGTCAAAACATTTCTGTTCATACGGTTACGCTCTCGCCATTCTTTTTGGTTAAAAGTACCATCTTCTGTTTCGATAACACCACGACTTAGTAGTGATGCTCTCATGGCGTGTTCACACCACTTTAGGAATGTCGAACCACCATCAAAGACGACACCCGCCCAATCATCGGGGCTTGCTGCTACTTCTTCTGCTAGAATGTTGACAAACCAATTAGTCTTATCTACTAATGCTTTGTAATCCACATTGTTATCTTCATCAAAGATAGAATCATCTGTTTCATCGTGTAGTGGTATTACCATAATATTTTCTGCATCGGGATAGATATAATCTACGGTAGACTTTGCTGAATTATCTACATCAAATACTGCTACCTTTTTACCCGCTTTGATTTCTGCATCCATCATAGATAGTGCTAGTCCTGTCTTAGCGGTATTTTCCCAACCTACCAATCCCATACGCAAATCAACTGATTGTGATTTGTTGTTCTTGAAGATATTACGGTAGTATTCTTCGTTATACACCGTTCCTTGTGGTGCTTCTGTCGTCTTAGTTACTTGTGGTGCTTGTGTTCCCCATGTCATATTAATACCTCATTTTCTTACGGTTATATAGTTTACTCCTGTGGCGCAATTATAGCACAATCAGTAGTAAGTAGTAGTATAGCGATAGAGAAAGCGGATTCAACAGCGTTAATAGTTACGCCAACAGGGTCAATAATACCATTGGCTCTCAAGTTTCCATATTGTCTTGAAACTGCATTCCAACCTTCACCTTCTGATTTAGCGTAAGCAAGATTTGAAGTAGGTTTACCACTATTAGATAAAATCTGTTTGATAGGTGCTAGGATTGCATCAAAGTACATTATATTATCCATCTCATCAACATTCTGTTGAGTTTTCCACCAAATGTCCTTAAGTGCTACGCCACCGCCGGTTACTATACCCTGCTTTCTAGCAAGCATAGCAGCATTGACAGCATCGTCTACACGTTCTCTACGTTCCCTTTGTTCTATGTCAGTAATTCCACCTACCTTAATAGATGCAATACCCGAAGTAAGTCTAGCGATTCTATTCTCTACCATCTCACGCTCAAAATCAGTTTCTACTTGAGTTAGTATTGAGGTAAGATTATCTATGTAATCCTCATCCACACCATCCTTAATGAAAGTAGATGTAGTAGAAGTTATTTCTACTTTATCACACATACCTAACTCATGTTCTTTTACCTTAATAATACTGTCAAACGAGTTGAATACTTTACCACCACATTTTGCTTCTATATCTTGAAGCCAATGGTCTTGTGTATCACCGAAACCTGCCGTCTTAATTATACAGACATTTAGTTTCCCCTGCATAATATTAACAAGTAAGTTAGGTAGTATGCTTGGGTTGTAATCGTGGCAAACTATCACCAAAGGTTTACCTGCTTTCATAGATAATTCTAGTGCAGGTACTATGTGGTTAAAGGTATCTATTTTCTCTTGCGTTAAAAGTATAGAGGCATTATCGTAAATACACTTCTCTCTATCTGCATTAGCCATAAGTTTGTTTACATATCCACTATCCATAACAAGACCTTCGGTTAAAGACCATGTGGTACTGTTATCAGAATTACTTTCTATTATCACGTTACCTTCTTCACCTACGGCTAAAAGTGCTTCGTGAATCAAACTACCCAATTCTTCATCATTATTAGATGCGACAATACATACATCTAGTAAGTCATCATCAGTAACGTCAGTAGCCATCTGTTCCAATTCAAACACTATGAATTGACACAAACTAGTAAGAGTTTCTTTTATCTTAATATTATCTGAATCGTCATCAGCCATTGTGTTACACAACGCTTGTGCTAAGATAGTAGCAGTAGTAGTACCATCACCCGATTTACTTTGTGCTTCGTGAGCCACTTCTTGCATGAGATTAATTCCCATCTGAACGTAAGGGTCGGGGTCGGTAACAGACTTAGTGATAGATACACCATCATTAAGAATTAATGGTAGTCCCGCAGGGTTCTGTACTATAACAGTACCCGCATTTGCACCCAATGTTCCTTTGATAGCGTTAGCGACTTTGTTTACCCCTAAGAGTAACTTGTCTCTCGCTTCCTGTCCGTGTAATATATTTTCCATATTCCTCACAACCATACTTCGCCATCATAATGTCCTAGTATATTTTCCCAATGTATAGCGAAAGTTTCTTTTCCGGTATTATTAGAAGTTATAGGTATTAGTTTTTCTTCATCCACCATGACGGAATAGCCCTCTTCTATGTGAAGAGGTACTAAACCGCCTACGGATAGGACTTGTAGATGGCCTTCAAGAATGAGTCCACCAACAGTCTCCTGTATGGTGTTATGGAGAAAGACGTAATGACCGAATGCCTTCACTCATCCCACCCATCGTTAGTAGAAATTACTTCATCCATGACTGCTATTCTGTCAAAGGCATACCAACCGGAGATAGACATTCTATCTTCTCCTTCTTTTGTTCGCCATGCCTGTCCGTGAAGTAGTACTTTAGTACCAACAGCGAAGTCCACAAGTGAATCTTGTTCACTTGGAATGTACACATCTACAGTAGCAGCCGTAGAAGAAATATCTAAATCAGCACATACTAAAACATATCCCCCATTATCTCTTGGGTCTATGTGTATTACTTCTGCAACAGTAGCGAGAGTTCTATCCCACCATCCATCGTTACCGTTATGTGTATCATAGTATTGACCTAGTTTATCTAAGCCGGAAATCATATTTTCTTGACCGATAATTTGTGGTACGAGAGTCAATGGGTCTGCTGCAAAGATACTTGATAAAGATGCGTCAGATTCAAAGATTGATACACCATCTTTAGCGTAAGCAGTAGTGCCGTTAGAAGCAGGTCTTAATGCAATAGTACCTGTTGTAAAGGTAGGGTATTGTACATCTGCACCTTTTTGTGTTGCCTTAACAGTAAGTAGTTTTAACTCATCATTAGTACCTTGTTTGCGACCAAAGAACAGAGAAGTCCTTTCTCTTTCGTCTTGTGGTCTAGGTCGGCCATACTTAAAGTTAGCATCACCGGATGGGAAAGTCTTGTTGTTCTTATCCCATACTACGAAGAAGTGTGTATTCTCATCTAGTTTCTGTGTATGTCGTGGTAATTCTGATACGTCAGCACTCTCTACACCGTAGAAATCTTCTCTAGCGTGTCTTGTATAAGTACCATCATGGTTATTCTCAAAGAGAACAACCGCACCGGATTCAACCAATACGTTTCGTACATCTTCTGTAGCGGCTCTTAATTGACCGGACATTTTATTGTATAGTATTTTACCCCATTCTTTAGGGCGTGGTACTGAAATAAACATACCTTCGTACTTTGTTGCACCGGAACGAGATAGTCTCGCATTTTCCGTACTAATCATTCTTGCTGCTACTCTTAGTGCAAGAATACCGCAGTCGTCATCAGACTTACCTGCGTTTTTCCAAGCCGCACCCTGTTCTGCTAAGACTGATTCAGCCTTACTACGCAGGGTATCTGCGGCCACATTTACTGTTTTTGCTACATTATTTATCATCGTGTCATCCATATTGGTTTCCTCTGTTTGTATTTCTAGTCCTATTTTCTTACGGATATAAAGTTTTTGTATATCCTTCCATACACAACCGGACAAAGTTTGCTATGGCTATATTTTCCTCAACACCGTGTATCAAATCCCTTTCGGTAATTGCTGCGGCATCTACGATACGCATTATACTTTCTACTTTTGCGGTAGATGTAATAGCGTAGTCGAATACTGTTTTTACCACTTCTCTAGGTGGTATTCCATATGTTTCTTTTAAGGCTAAATTATAATCATTCTCACGGAAACATAACGTGAGAAAATGTTTAGCGTCAAGACCCTGTGAAACAAGGCCGTTGATGAACCCTTCCGGTTCGGGGTGGACAGAAAATGCCTGTAGAGCATTGATACTATTTCTTAAGTCTCCTTCATGTGCATCAGCAATCAGATTTAATTGACCTTCTGTAATAACCGTTCCTGTTTTACCTGCTATCATAGATAATCTTTTTACTATGTGTTCCTTAGAAATAGGATTGAACCTCAAAACTCTACACCTAGATTGAAGCCACCTACTAACCTTACTTAAGTCATTACAAGTAAGGATAAAGTAACCCTGTGAGTTTTCTATAACACCCTTTAATGCTGATTGTGCGGCAGGTGTCAATTGGTCTGCTTCATCGAGAAGGAAGAATTGATTTCGGTTGCCTGTCCTAGACATAGGCAATAACTCTTCTTCTACGAAATCAATACCCCTAGTCTTTTTACTACTAGCATTGAATACATGAATAGGCCAACCTAAATCCTTAGCCATAGCCAAAGCAAGGCTAGTTTTGCCTGTACCTGCTTGTGGGCTATAAAAGATAAAGTGTTGTAAAGAAGTTATCTCATTAATAACTTCGTTTTGGCCTACTATCTCACTAAGAGTAGGTCTGTATTCAGTAGCCCATATTGTCATGTTATTTTCTCCTTAGTTTTTTATTGGCTTATCCAACTTGTTAATGCTCTATGTATTATCAGAAATCTGTGCATATCGGTTATGGTTTTGGGCTACCACCTGTTTATGTAGCCTCGCCAACTTGAGATTTAATAAAGACCCATAGTGCCGTGTAATGCTGTCTGCATTCCACACACTCTACAAGTACAATATACTAACATTCTGTCTCCCCTAGCACTACCCTTGATTCTAACATAGTCCCACTCATGGTAGTTAGGGTCGCAGTCTGTTTGTGCCATATTAATACCTCATTTTTTAACGGTTATATACTTTATGTAGTGAGTCTTAAGCGTCATTTAGACTTGCCTCTCGTAAATTAACGCTTCTGCTGATTGGAATAAACTCATAATTTCTGCGTGTGCAGGTCTGAAACCTAATTGGCCGCCTGTTCTCGCTTCTGCTTCTAGGGATAGAAGTAAACCTACCATAATACCCTTTAGATATTCTGTACTTACTTTTTCGGGAAGAGTATTAATCATATCATCTATTACTTCGTCATCCCCTAATTCGTAATCTACATCGGTAGCGAGACAAAGAACGAACCTCATGTATTGAGCCTCGTTCATATTTTGTGTGGTTAATATTTCCCCTAAATCTATCGGCTTCTCAACATTAAAGACGCTTGCTATGATAGTGGATAAGTCATCCATTTCTATTCCCTGCATAGTCATACCTCTAGTGTTTTATTATTATACTTTCCTAACACAATGCAAACATTGAGTTTCATTTGGGGGAAATATTCTTATCTTACCACAAGAACATTGTTGTGCTTCTTGCATCTGTGCCGGAGTCATAACTGTCGGACTTCTTGTAAGCATAATATCTTCCTTTGTGTGTATTATTTTTCTATTAATGTCATATACTAAATGATTTGCTGATGTACCTATCGCATTTTCTACTTTAGTAGAACCTACTTGTACAATCTGTGGATTCTTACTTAACAAAGCCGAAAGGCTGTGTGGAGAAGGTACTGTTCTAATGTTTTTTGTTTTACTTAACATAGCAGCCATCCCCTCTTTCGTCATAGCACCGTACTCCCACAAAATGTCCACGATAATACGCCTGACCCTTTTGTTATTAGCACTCATGTATAAATGTAAGCCTCATAGTGCTTATAAATCATTCCCCATATCTTGATACAT